ACACACCAAAATCATGAAAAAGAAAACAACAAACAACAAAGACAAAACAATGATGCAGGAAATGGGCGAGTACCTCGATGCAAAAATGGCGAAAGTCACAACATTCGAGGAATCAATCGCAGTGCTCAATCGAACTCTAAATCACATCGACGACTATGAGCGAGCGAATGCGTAACAAAAGCACAGCAGAAAAATTCGTTGACCTGCACAACGCATGGGAATCATTGAAATATCATGTACTCATCGCACTGCCATTCAGCAAATTTTTCAACCCTGTGCTCAAGCAACAAATCATTCTCGAATACCCGCAGGCGTATTGCTACGACCGACACGGTATCTGCGAGTATGACGAGGTCTGCTACTGCAACCGACAGCTGTGCCCGAATCATCAATGCGAGCAACTGCTCACATCGCTCAGCACGACTGACGAATCTATCAACTGTCACCATTGTGGTGCACAAATAACCATTCTAAAAATATGACAAAAATCATTCAAAACTTTGTGGGTATAGTGCTCGGTCTTTCACTTGTTTGTTTGTTTGTTTTTGCTCTCATCGCAGCACTCGACAAACAATCTGAGGTGACTTGTATCAAATTGCAGTCACAGTCAGAGGAATATCGGGACTTTTATCTCACCGAATCAGAAAAGCAACGGTGCGACGCTGCGGGTATTGAAATCGACACAACGGTTCGTGACTCATACGGTGCAATTATTCGATAACAAAATTTATGCAAAAAAAATCAACAAAACGAAAGCTCACAATCACAACGGTGTTGCTCATTACAATCATTGTCGCAGGTTGGTATCTGTTGCTCACGAATACAGGAATGCTCTCGAGCACTGAAACATTCGTGAGAGAACACTCAACCTCAACTGTGTCGAAAGTGATTGACACTGAGTCAGCTGACGAAAAATCAAAGCGTGAGGCTCTTGAGGCAATCAAGACTCGTGAGGAATTCCAACAACAGCAAGCATTGCTCGCTGAGGAAATCTACATCAACGAGCAACGTGCCGAACTTGCCGAACGTCGAACAAACACACTCGACGAACTCAGTAAAGAACGTGCTGCACTCATCGCTCAACTCGATGAAAAAGAGGCACAAAAAACTGCTGAGCTAGACGCTGAAAAAGCGGGTCTCGATTCTCAACTTGAGAACGTGAGACATGGTCTCGTGTCTTTCGGGTCAGCCCCGACGCTCAACGAATAGCAGCAGCTATCAAGAGACATGAGAGTCAAGGCGATTGCTCGGCTCAAGGTCTCTCGGGCGAAAACGGGGCATATCAATTCATGCCTGCAACGTGGAAATTGTACGCTGAGCAAATGCTCAAAGAGATACCGAAACAGACGTGCAAGAATGAGGAAACTGTGGCAATCCTCAAAATTCAACAATTACTCGACAGGGGGTTCAGTGAGCGACAAATTGCTCATGTGTGGAATGGGGGGACGGTAACATGCTCAAGCGGGGTCAACAGGTACGGTGTACCGTTCGACTCATGTGCGTATGGTGACGCAATTTTGCGACATCTAGCATCGACTCAATAGCACCATTGCAAGACGCAATTCACACTCGATTCATTGCTCTCTCATCATAAATCATTTATAATGAACTAGCATGACCAAAAACGAAAAAAAACAAGTAGTGAAAAAAAAGCTGTGGCAATCAGGCTACACGGTGCGAGACATGGGTCATGTATATCGCAAAGAGCCTTTCGACCTTTTAGTCGAGGGTAGCTCAAGAGTGGTATTCGACTCAGCACCAACAAAAAAACAAATTCGTGCTCACGTTGAGTCTGACGGCTCAGTCAAGTATGAGTATTACAAATCGAGCAATGATTCGTTCGCATTCACAGCATCACACATGATTGCTTTCGGACGACCCGAATCACGCTCAAAATAAAAATAATCAACACACCATTATGCAAATTACTAACACAAAAGAATACCCGAAAAATGCCTCAATCATGATGATTGTCTACGGCATGGGCGGGGTGGGTAAGACAACATTCGCTGCATCATTCCCGAGACCACTGCTCATCGACTTTGAGAACGGTGCAAAATACTTCGGTGAACGAGGCATCTCAGTGGACGTTGCTCAACAAAAAGAGTGGTTCACACAAGAGGACTTCAATCAGCTCAAAACAGTGATTGCAAACTATGACACAATCATCGTCGACCCAATCGGTGAGGCAATGCAAAAGCTCATGGAATCACAAAGCATCAACGGGGCAAAGTATCGTCAAGGCGGTACAGGTGACCTCACGATTGCAGGGTGGGGCGAGGTGAAAAAGAAAATGCGAAACTTCATCAAATGGCTGCGAGATACCAACAAGAACATTGTCATCGTTGCTCACGTTGATGAAAAGACTGACGGTGACACTATCGTGCGACGACCGATGATTGCAACAAAGCTCTCAGACGAACTCATCACAATGGTCGACATCGTGGCATACATGGGGGTTGTCACAAAAAAGAATGACGAATCAGGTGAGAGTGAAACAAAGCGTGTGCTCTTTCTCGACCCGAGTGACGAGTCTCGAGTATCAAAAGACCGAACAGGAAAACTCGGCAAGTACATCAAGCCCGAATACGGATATATTGCAGCTCAGCTCGGACATGACACAGCAGCACCCGTTGACGAGGTCAAAACCCCTGCACAAACGAACGAAACCGTGCCAAATTCAAGCGTACCCGCTGAAACCGACACAAAGGTCGACTCAGCACAAATTGACGCTCAGAACGCAGCACAGGACGTTGAACTCGGTGACTTGAGCCTCATTGACCTCAAAGAAATGGCAAAGAGTCTCGGGTTGCCCGTATCAGGCACAAAGACTCAGCTGATTGTTGCAATCTCTAATGCTCAGGCGAGCAAATAGTATGGCAAAAACAATCACTGAGCGATTCACGCTCTACAACGACACAGTGGTCATCGACTTTTACCCAACATCACACCGATACAAGCTCATCAGTGTCGACGGGGTCGAGGTGGGTCAGTGGATTGCATCACCCTCAGCGGTGGTCGGCAAACTCGACAAGTCACCTCAGCTCATGTCATGGGCGGTGAGAATGTTTGAGGAACGAATGCTCGAGCACATGCGAGACGGTGCACAATTCACTCGTGACGACGTTGTGGCAATGCTCAACATCGCAAAGAATGCGTACAATGAACGAAAGCAAGAGGCTGCTGACGTGGGGTCAGTGGTTCACGACTTTGCTGAGCACAATCGAACTGACATCAATGAGGTCGAGCAATTCAATGAGCTGTCTGACACTGACAAGGTGCTTGCGACTCAAGGGGTTGCAGCATTCAATGAGTGGAAATCTGAGGTCAACCCGAAATTCATCTCGAGTGAATTCAGAATCTACTCAAAGCGACACAACTTTGTCGGTCAATGCGACGCTCTCGCTGAAATCGACGGCAAGCTGTACATCGTTGACTATAAAACATCAAAGGGCGTGTACACGTCTCAGGTGTATCAAATCGCTGCATACATGAAAGCGTATGAGGAAATGACAGGTCAAAAGGTGCACGGTGCCAAAATTGTGAACTTCACAAAAGATGACGTGCTCGACAAAGAGCAAAACGTGATTCGCAAAGCGGGGTCATACATGACACACACGGTGAGTCGTGGCGAACTGGTCACATCATTCAAGGTATTCAAAGCCCTGCTCGACGTGCATCGAATCGACCCCGTCATCGCAAAGACGTTGAAATAATAATCAGACTAATTCAAAAAACACACCATGAAAAAAGAACAAAAAAAAGAACTCGCAACAATCCTCAAAGCATTGTCAGACGTGCATGACCTCATCAAAGAATATCAAAATGAGCACGGTGACCATTCACTCGCAATGCAAGCATCAGTGCTCGTCGGTGACCACAAGGGGTACACAGTAAAAAGTGTAAACGTCGGTGAAATCGGCAACCTGCTCGTCTGTGTCGAATACAACAAAGCAAAATTCGTCAGCACATTCGCTGAACGCTCATCATCACTTGATGACATGCTCGGCTCAATTCTTGACCGTGCGAATCATGATTGTGAAAATGACGAGTGCCCGATTCACGGTTCAAAAAAATAGTCATGCAATACGAATACATGACTGAGACCCCGAAAATGAAAAAGGGTCTCACAGGTCGCTCAATTGACAAAGAGGCAACTGAGGCGATGCTGAACAGTCACGGTGCACACGGGTGGGAACTCGTCGCAGTCGTGCCAATCAGCGGGAACACAGGGGTCTCATGGGGTGGAACAACTGCCTCAATTATTTATCACTTCAAGCGAGCAATCGCATAACCAACAAAACACATCATGCAAGTCAAAAGATTCAACATCGTCAACCCAAAAAAGTACACCTCAAACAATGAGGAAAAAACATTCTGGGCGAACGTCGGCACAATGACCGAATTCCACAAAGAGGACGGCTCAGTCAGTCGAATCATCGAGATGAATGACAACAACGTCACATTCTCAGTATTCGAGGCTGAACAAAAAACAAATAACAACGGGGGCGGTCAGCAAAACAATTCTGCACCTGCTGCACAAAACAACTCAGCGAGTGTCATGCCCGAGTACCCTCAAGAGGAAATCAACCCCGAGGACATACCATTCTAATCATGAAACTTTCTGAAATCGACATCAAGATGCGAATTGCTCAGCAAATCAGCAAAAAGTGCTGTGTAAATGCAGCGTATCAAAGCTCAGAGGTGAAAATGTCTGACGACGGTGAGTCATACCAAATCATCGAAATCAAACTCTCAGGCTGTGAGGGTGAAAAGCGAAACGGGTCGAAATTTTGTCAAAAGTGTGCCGACGAGTATCACTCAAAACAGTAGTATGTTTGCTCTCATCGCTCTCATCGCTCTCGTCACGGGGGCATCGTGGAAATGGGTCGCAGGGTGGGTCATCTTGCACCTTTTATTCAAAGACTAATCAATCAACACAATGGCAACCAAAACAAAAAAGGAATTCACAATCAAAGACCTCAAAGAAATCAAACTTGACGCACCAATCGACCCCAAAACTAAAAAACCAAAAAAGGGGGCAAAAGGTGAGGTGCGGTTCGCATTCCCGAACTCACCTCAGACGTACAACAAGCTCGACGCTGAGAACATTCTCATCATCGCAAACTACATCGGCATATTGACTGACGGGTTGCGGTCTGAAATTCTCGTCAACCTCATCGCTGACGTGAAAGCAATCAAAGCTGAGCTCGGGCTCAAGTAGTTATCAATCACAGCTCGAGGGCTGTGAAAGGGTCACTCTCAGCGACTCTCTCACAGCCCTTGAGCATAACCAACACACACCATGTCAAACAAAATCGACGAACGCTGCGAGTGCTGCTCGCAAAGACTCTACAAACCCGCTGTGCTGTCAAAAGGATATGCCACGATGCTTGTCATCATCTCAGAATTTATCGAGAAAAAAGGCGTGAATGTAGTGCACCCCGACAAAGAACTATTCAAGCAAGGTCTGTTCACACTGCCTCAACGGGTCAACATGACAGTGCTCGGTGACCACGGTCTCGTCGCAAAGCACAAAGAACACGGCAACTGGGTGCTCACTCGCAAGGGGGTTGAATTCCTCAACGGTGCTGAGATATGGAAAGTCGTTGCTGTCGAAAAAGCAACAAAGAAAACGCTCGGTCACATTGAATCTGAGGGCAAGACTACTCTCAAAAAATTACTCGGCAAAGATGCACCATACTGGCAAGGTCTCGGGTACACAATCGAGTCAGGTCGGGTCGTGAGGGCATCTGAATTCAACCGATGATGCAGGGTGAAATTCTCTCTCAATGCAAACGATGTTTTTCGATTGAGATACTCACTGACGAGAAAAAGAAAACGACAAAATATCAGCACAGCATCTGCGAGCTGCCGAAAGTGCCCGCAAAAGAATGCTATTCATGCAAACAAAAACCAACTATGACAATACAACTCTCAGACTGCTGCAAAGCAAAAATCAACTCAAACAACGACTGGGAACATCGACACGAGTGCAGTGAGTGCGGTCGTCACATCGGTACACCACTCGACGAGACTGAAAATCAAAAATCAACAACCTCAGACCAACAGCGAAAATCAATGCACTTGCTTTTCACATTCGTCGCAAAAGAATACGACGCTGCAGGGTACGGTCTCATGAAACTGCTTGAGGAATTCCCGACGATTGATGTACCTGTCAACTCAAAGCATGTCAAAGAGATATGGCGTGCAGCTCAACTTGAGCACACAGGAAAAGAATCAACGAATGACCTCACCACTCAGGAAATCAACGAGGTATTCGACATTTTCAATCGACACGTTGCTCTTGCAGGCATTCATGTACCATTCCCGAGTCTTGAGACGCTGTACAATAAAACTCGCAAAGAGCTCGGCTTATGATTGAGGAAATAAACGACGACCACATCAAGGTCATCATTCATGAAAAGGTGAGCACAAATGCGTACTATCGAATGCACTATAAATCACGTTCACCGTTGCACGAGTCGTACTACTGGGCTGCTCGAGAGGCTGTCGATGACATCACATTCGAGGTTGCCGAATTCCCTGTCATTATCAAATACACATTCGCTCTCAAAGGCAATCTGCTCGACTCATCGAATCTCTCAGCAATGGTCAAGATGATTGAGGACGGGTTCGTGCACGCAGGACTCATGCCCGACGACTCAAATCAGTATGTGAAATACACAATGCAGGGCTGTCGAAAATGCGAAAAAGATGAGGACGCACATTGCATCGTTGAGATATTCACAGGAAATGCACAGCTGATTGAGCCCGAGTGATTTTCACAAAATCATTCATGATATAATCAAGGGACGCTCGACCCTTGCACTCGTCGAGTGACTCATCACACTTGCAAGGGGTGATGACTCACTCAATGAGACGATACTCGAGCCTGCACATTATCAGCCTACTAACACACCAAAAAATCAATGGCACAAAAAAGAATGTTCAGCATGAAAATCATTGACAGCGATGCTTTCATCGACATGCCGAACTCGACACAATGTTTGTACTTTCATCTCGGTATGAGAGCAGACGATGACGGGTTCGTGGCATCACCGAAAAGAATCGCAAAAATGATAAATGCAGCAGACGATGACCTCAAATTGCTCATCGCAAAACGATTCATCATGCCTTTTGAGTCAGGTGTCTGTGTCATCAAACACTGGCATATCAACAACAACAGAATCAAAACAGACCGCTATCAAGCAACTGTGTACACCGATGAAAAAAAGACTCTTGATGTAAAGGAAAACAAAGCATACACCGAAAAAACCGTTGCAATCAAAGGCTCAAAACAAATGTCTCCAAAATGTCTCCAAAATGTCTCCAGCTCGGACGCTCAGAGTAGAGTAGAGGAGAGTAGAGGAGAGGAGAAAAACCCTGCATCTGACGATGCGGTCGAGACTAATGAATCAAAAAAAAAGAATCAGCAAATTGTAGACGTGATTGACGCATTCGTTGTCGTCAACTCATCAAACACTCGGTGGTATGCAAACAAGACTCAACGCTCGTCGGTTGAGCACCTCATCAAGACTCACACCTTTGAGCAAGTGATGAAAGTCATCACACTACTGCCGAAATCAAACTTGCTGCCGTACTTCCCACAAATCACAACCCCGACTCAACTCGCTGACAAATGGGACGCACTGAGCAACGCATTTATTCGCAAAAAAAATGAACACGCTGACAAAACGTCAAACGTGATTCTCTAAAAACCAACACCATGAACAACACACCAAACAAACATTTTTTCAAGGTCAAAATCGGCTACAAACCGCACGAGTACATCATCGCTGATGAGCTCGAGGTTGAGAAAGCGTATTTTGTCTTTTTATTCGACGGGAAAACAATCATCAACGGTCGACCACTCAAAGGCTCTCAAATTCTCGACATACTGCCTCACTATGGCAAGCACCTCGGGTTCAATGATGACTATGTGTTCGGGTCTGACCCCGATGACCGCAATCACGCTGAGCGTGAGGGGGTACTCAAGCACTATCAAGGCGTGCAAGGTCTCATTCAAAAGCGAGTGACATACCTCGTTGAAAACAATCAGCAGCAAATGCTCGGCAAAGGTGTCGACATTCCTCAATTATCAGCACCCGCAGGCAAACCAATCGAGGGGCTTGCTGCACTAACTGAAAAAATGAGCTATGGCAAAAAATGATGAACGGCACGAGAGAATCATCAAAGCTCTCATCAACAAAATTGAGGCGAATCTCGGTCACGAATCTGATGCTGCACAAAGAGTGCTCGAGAATCTTTGCAAAAAACACAACATCGACATTGATGAGGTGATGAATCAGAAAACGAAACGCACTCAACGTGAGTATTCGTACAAAAGCATCAATCAGGACATCTTGCATCAAATCATGCTGCGATACGGTGGCAATGACAAAGTGCTCATCAACAAGCGATTCAAGATTCTCATCACTGACCTCACTGACTCAGAGCATCTCGAGGTGACTCATGCAATCGACGTGCTTGTGCCACTATACAAAAAAGAACTCAAGAAAATTCAACAAATCGCAATCAACGCATTCGTGCAAAAACATGACCTGTTTTTCAAAGGTGAGACCGACGAGTCAGACCTACGCATCGGCAAAGAGAAAGAAAAATCAGCGGCTGAGCAACGAGAGGAAATGCGACGGCAAATTCAAATCGGTCAAATGGCTGAGGGTATGCAAGATGCTGAAATCCTAAAGCGACTATCATGAGCAAGAACATTCACATCGACTGCCCTTTCTGCAACTCACCTGCTGAATGGGTCTCTCATGAGGCGATATATGGTAGAATATACAATGAAAAAGCTCACATGATATGGCTATGCCGAAAGTGTGACGCATACGTCGGTTGCCACAACAACACTCGAAAACCACTCGGGCAAATGGCAAACGCTCATATGAGAAAAGCTCGCAAATTGACAAAGAAACTATTCATCAACAAATGCCTCATGGGTGTGTGGAAATGCGACAAGCATCTCAAAGAGTCGGCATATTGTTGGCTCGCTCGTGAGATGAACATCACTCGAGCACAATGTCACTTCGGTGACTTTACTGTCGAGCAATGCCGTGACGCATACCGCATCTTGCTCAAAGTCTAATCACAACACTATGAAATCAACATGCCGAAAATGCGGTCGAACTCTCATTGTGCCCTCATGGAAAACTTGCAATGAC